CATGCAGTAATTTTGAAAAATAACTAAAACTAAAATATTTTAATTAAAAAATACGTACCATACCGATAATAGTCGATAAGGATTTGGTAAGTTTGTCAGAACCACACTTCAGGGAAGTGCTAGAGATTACAGTTTGGCAGATATTGTAAAGTTTGGCTGTCGCGTGTTCAACGACTCCCATACTATTTGCCGGAGAATCCTCACAAGTCGGCGTTCTGACGCCTCTAGGTGAATTAGTGAGGATTACTGAATTTGCCGGAGCAAAGAACAGATTTTTGATTTTTGTGAACACTGTGTCAGGTTTACGCACATGCCTGAGATCGCCGTAGCACGATCTAAGCGCTGTAGCGCTAGAGAAGAGTGTAGTTAGTGCGTGAAGGATACCATACGTATCGAAGTCTCTGTGTTTGGTCTTGCAGACGGCTTCATGTAGTCCTTCAATGATACCGGAGCGAGTCATTTTCTTGACTTCTTCTCTATAAGACATCGCTCGGGCTTCCAGTAATTCCATCGAGAAATCTCTCTCCATTATCGACTTGATTTTGAAGATCTTCTTGATGGGACACGGGACGTAGAAAAGACCTTTGGTAACTGAGTCTTGTACTATATAAGTCCCGCAATAGAATGGGTGAATAGTGTTAGGTTTATTGTAATTCATACAACCCACCTCTTGTTTTGCCTCCAAATTGACCATGGTAGCATAAGATGGGATTCGTTCGCGTATCAAACTAACCGAGGCAAAGGTCCATATGCAACTGTCATCTCCGACTGCGGAAACGTATCTAGCGTCGCGGACTATTTCTCGGAAAACGCGAGTTTGGGCGCAAAGATTAACTACATTATTGGCAAACAGTGTTACAATGCAACCGCTCTTCATCATCTGGCCGAACAAAGCTCTAAACTTGTACAACCTGTGAGAACTGGTTACATCTCCGAAATGCAGCCTGAAATAACCTAGTATGTCTTCGGGTATACCCATTAGTTTTAAAAACTTGATCACGCATAAGGCGGAAATCCTGTTTTGTGATTTATCAAAGCTGGCAAAGTCCACCATGATAACGTTTAAAGCGTCTAAGACTGCGTCTTTACTGACTGCGGTGGGTTGTCCGGTGCAAGCCTTGAAAACGGTTTCTTGAGCGTCTTCCATCTCTCCGAATTTTAGGGGCTTTTCCCGAACGTGGTAGTTTAGCTTGCTTTCTGCGTCATCGGGACTCATCCCGAAGCTTACGTCTATATGATCTAACAGTACTCTTTTTAAGCGATGAGTAAGCCTGTTCAGCACGGAACCCAGGTAGAGCGTGAGTAATTGGTCCGCTTCTTGGATAACTTGACTTTTC